GGCAAATATCGCAGGACCGAGCCGCCAGTGCAGGATTGACCAGCCGCAGCGAAAATGCCGTTGCTATTTTTTTTGCTCGCCCTCAGCCGATCCGGTTTCGCCATCGCCGAGGAACTCAGCAGGAATCTCAGCCGAGGGGTCCGATTGAACGATAATGAAATAGATCTTGAGCAACAAAGGATGCGTCAGCATTTTCACGTGAGCCGCATCGCAAGGATCGCTCACCGACCATGAAGTGATCCAAGCAGCGACGAACGCCTGCATCGATGCGACAAGCTTGTCAGGATCGCCGGTACATGCCGAGAACTGCTTGTGCTGATGCTCACACTCGACCGGCCCGGGTCGACGATACCGGAAGAAAAACGAAGGATACAAACCTTCTTTTTCCTTCACGAATGCAGGACACGCAACACCGGCTCGAATCAACGGATCTTTCCAACTCATGGCAACCTCAATAAAAAAAGGGGACTGAAAGCCCCCTGAGTATAGCCGCTCGAATCAAGCACGCTATGACTTGACCACGTGGATCTGGTTGTCAGCCGTGTTGGTCGTCGTGTTCGCCTTGCGGAAAGCCTCGAACGTAAGAGCCTGATTGATCCGTCCTCGACCTGGGACCGTCGGCCCACCGCTCATCCACTTGAGATTGCCGAAGTTGAACGAATAACTGGTCGTCCCGTCCGAGATCACCAAAGACGCTTCGCCACCGGCCAAAGCCGCATCGTAAAGAGCCGAGGTGTCCGACCTGAAAGCAGTCTGGACCGACAACTGAACGATCTGATCCTGGGACTCAAATCGCGTTGGAGTCAACGAATTTTCGTACTGGTTCGGATCCAGCGCATTGTCGATCGACAGGTTAAACGATTGGATCTTGTACGCCGTCGATGCGTAGTTCAATGCGCAGTCAGCCAGCACGAACGCCGTCCCGCATTCAGGGACCGGACTGGTCGGATAGGTCGATCCGAACACTTCTTCGAGTTCACCGACGCAAGCCACGTTCCAATTTAGGTACTGCGATTCCTGGCCAGAGATTTCCAGCGAGTTGATCCGCAGTTTGTTGTACTGGTAGATCGCCGCGACCTTATCCAAAAGTGCGTACCAATTCGGAATCGTCTCGGTCGGAATGTACGGGCTCGGTCCGGTGTGTCCTAGAGTACGGATCAGGAACCAATCGATTTCCTGGACGCCGAAGTTCCCGGAGATATTTCCGCCGGATTTATCGGTCAGCGTCCGAGCCCGGCAGCTAGCCCTTTGGCGCGTCCCTCGATGCCCCTGATGGATACCATTCGTTCGCTGCCCGACCAGGGAGCATTCGTTGAAAGCGACCCCGATCCCGCTGCCCCAGGTCGTGGAGTCCGAAACGATAAGACGGCTTGCAGTTGCTTGCGACATTTGGCTTGCTCCGAGGGTTTAGAATTTCATGAATTCTACGCCCCGTCTGCTCACTCAGGACTGCCGTACATTGCGATCTTTCGGTAGTGCAAGACCTTTTCCCCCGGCCCTGGGAATCGATCACTCGGAATCGCAGTTGCTTGAATATGGAAACAGGACTCGCAGAGCTTCACGGCCTCTTCTTCGGTCTCGCAGACTGCAAGCCTCCCGTCGACGATCCATACCCCATCGATTGTGGCCTTGGTTTCGGTCTGCTCGGCAGTAACTAGACCGCTTTCAGGTAGTCCGGACAGCTCGATAACCGAGTCAGTTTTTGGAAACGTTTCCAAGATCGATTCGTCTTTTCCAGCGTTTTCGTTGCTCATAGTGCTTTCGAATCCAAACGGGTAATGAGGCATTCGATCGTCAAAATACAGGAACTCACATCGTAGCCGGCCTCGAATGCCGGATCAATAAAGACCGGAGCAAACTTGAGTTCGATCGCTTGGATTTTCGTCGTTGGGAATTTCCCTGCGGCCGTCGCAGCATCAAGAGCAGCTTGAGCCGTGGTCCGAAGCGTGATCGGCATATCTCCGTGGGCTTTGTTCGCGAAGATATTTTCGATTCGTTCTATCGCCCCAAGATGATCTTCCATTCCACCGACAAGATCCCCGTCGCCTGGATCGGAGATCGAAATCACGAACCGGAACGCTCGCCGGTCTTGTGAATTCTCGTTGGTTTGCTCTTCGCACCCGAGCGGAGACACCCGACCACCAGTAACCCAAGTTCGCCCTCGGTTGTACGGTTTCTTGCGAAGCGTGAATGCTCTTGCTGCCAGATCCGCATCGCGGTTAAGAGTTGCTACGATTGCGTCCCCAAGGATTTTAATTCTCGATCCTAGCATCGTTTCACCATCGTCTTATCATCGTTTGGGTGCCAAAGCTGTTCGTTTTTTTCGACACGTTGTCGCAAGACTTCGACCTTCTCTTTGCTGCCTGCCGGCGCAGCAGTTGGAGCAGGAATCCAATCAGGTTCGAGCTCAGGTAGTTGTAATTCCGAGTAATTTGCTTGCGACTTCATCAGCGAATCTTTCGTGTAGTTGGTCGACATAATCACCCTCAAGCCACAAGAACGGCCTTGCAGGAATCGGGTTCGGTCCAGAAGTTCCGTACTGTTGATACGGAGCATAAAAAAGTGACGTTCCGATTATTGCTTCGGTTTGCGTGATTTCCTCTATCCTGTTTGCAGCTCCCGATTGCGTGACCGAAGCCTTCATTGCACCGGTCAGAATCAACAACGGATGCACACCATGCAGCGCGATCGTCATCGGAGAATGCGGAGGCCACTGACCGTATGGGGCTCGGGTCTGATCAAAGTTCGATGCAAATCCCTCGTGCAAAATATCAAGCACCGCAGTAAAGACCGGAGCGAAGTCGAACGATTGCAAACGCCCGATGGTTTGCTCGACTTCATCGACCAGTAAATCGATCGAAATGTCTTTCATTCCTTGGTGCTCTTTCGGACCATGCAACGCCACTGAGAAAGGTCAGCGTTGCGTTTTTTGCTCTTGATAATCCAGTCGAAGTCAAACGCTGTGAACTTGTCCCCAGGTTCCGGCTCGATGATTGTGTTGGTCGTGTCAACGAGCGTTTCGGCCCAAACAACGAACGTCATATCGTCCGGCTCATATCCAAAAGTCGAAGCAGCAACCGCGACCTCTCGATCAGTCAAAGCCGATCGTTTTGCCTTGGCAACGTTCGCCGATGCGGTCCGGGTCGTGTAGCGTTGGGGCCCGAACGCGAACGTCAGATCTTCGATCCCGTCGATGTACAGCCAGTCGCCTTGGTAGTCGACCGAAAGCAGATTTGGTACGTTCCCCGATCCAGGAGTCGGTGGGGGTCCACCGCCCGAGCATCCGAAGAAATCGCAAAAGGTAGTGACGACAGGCATGCTTAAACCTTGGTAATCGTTACATCGATTTGGTTCGCTGGACTGTTCCAGCGTTGAATGTCACCGTATTTGAACAGATTGACCGTGATTTTGGTAACTGCTGATGCAGCGATTTTGTCGCCTGTGATTGCATCAGTCGTAATGGAAGCAGCGTTGATCCATCCAGCCGGCGCGTTTGCCCCAAGCGATGTAAGCCAATTGCCCTTGCCGTTCAAAGCACCATCCGCAATCGATCCTGCATCGATCGCACCGTCAGCGATTGACCCCGCATTGATCCAGTTTACAGGCGCGCTTGCCCCGAGAGTCGTAAGCCAGTCTCCCTTGCCGTTCAGCGCACCGGCAGCAATCGCAGCCGCAGTCAGCACCCCGTTCTGGAAGGCATGAATGTCAGCGCTGATATGATTCGAGCCTGTGACCTGGACCTCGCGATTGTTGTTCACGCCGATAACCCACCGATCGCCGAAAGAACCATTGACCCAGCCGCCCCCTGGCATAGAGTTCATGATCGTATCGCGGATCGTCGCAGCCGTTGGAATGTTACCGACAGCCGCAGGAGATGCAGGCAATCGAGTATCGATCGCATTGACCGTCGATTGGACCAGTTGCAGCACAGTCAACGAATCGTAGTTCACAACCGAACCGACCCACTCGATGTACCGAGCCTCCGACGACACCGCGCCGCTGACAGTGATCCGCAGGCTTTCCGATGCGTGCGTCGATGGCACCGAGTAGGTGAACGTGTAGCGACCCGTCGAAGGATTCGAGACCGCCGAAAGATTCCCCGACCGACTCGTACCAGCAGCATTCACAGCCGCCAGCGTTGGGCTTGCATCGAGGTTGACCAGCTTATCCTCATCGTCCTTGACCACCAATGTGAAAGCGTAGACCGTGGTTCCTGCTTCTGGAATTTCAAGCAACGGAGAACCGAACAAATTCATCTTTGCAGATAAATTGTTGAGGTTGAGGATATTGGTGTTGACCGTCGAAATTGCAAAATCGAGGTTGTTCAGCCGAGCATCGGTCGTAAGCAACGGGTTCGTTGGAATAGCATCAACGCTGGTTTGCGTTGCTCTGCTGCTTACCGTTGCGTTAAGGTTATCGAGG